TGGATTATCTTGGTTAGCATGGTCAATAGGAACACCCGTAGTAATGATTTCAGGATTTAGTGAACCTTATACTGAATTTTTAGATTGTGAACGCGTATTCAATTATGATCCTAATGTATGTACCGGATGTTTTAATAAACATTGGTTAAACCCTGGTGATTGGGAATGGTGTCCTGAACATAAAGATACACCAAGACATTTTGAGTGTACAAAAACTATAAAACCTGAGCAAGTAATTGTGTCAATTGATAAACTTTTGAATATTTATCAATAAAACAATGGCATTAATATTAAAACAAATATTTACAACAGGTTCAGATGAAATAGCTCAAAACTATATTATTGAGTCTTGGCATGTATCTCAATCAGTTGATGCTCTTACAGGACAAGAAGCATATGATATTACAATTTCGGGTTCATTAAATTTAACTGGATCTACATTAACTGGTAGTACAGCAAATATAACCTCTATTACAGGTAGTTTATTAGGTACAGCTTCATGGGCTAATAATGCTTTAACAGCTTCATTTGTTCAAAATGCTCAAACAGCTTCTTTTGTTTTAAATGCTGTAAGTGCTTCATTTTCATCAACTGCTTCATTTGTACTTTTAGCTCAATCATCAAGTATATCATCACAAACATTAATTGTTTCTGGGGTTTCTTATCCTAGTGGTAGTGTTAAAGTTCCTGGATCTTTATTCAATTTTATTGCGGGTGCTGATAAAACAGGAACTTCAGTACCCCCAACAGCATCTATACAAATTACAGAATTAACTGGTAAAACTTTAGGACAAACAGCTTTTGTTACTGCTACTGTTTCTGGTAGTACTCCTGCATCAACAGCTGTAGGTATAGTTGGATTAATAGGTAACATTTTAACTTTTGAAACTCAAAATGCTAGTACTGATTTTCATTATATTATAATGTATATTTAAAAAAGATTGTATATTTATTATTGTAAAGGTTTTTGCTTAATTGTTTTTTTTATATTTAACTTTTGAACAATTTTAACATATTTATAATAGAATAAATTAAACAAACATGGCAGAAACACTTTTATCTCCAGGCGTATTAGCAAGAGAAAACGACTTAACCGTTACCGCCCAAACTCCCGCTTCTGTAGGTGCAGCTATTGTTGGTCCTACAGTTAAAGGTATTCCTTATGTTCCAAAAAGAATTACTAGCTTTACAGAATATTTGACTTGCTTTGGTGGCGCGTTCTTAAGCGGTTCTACTCAATACACTTATTTCACATCAACCGCAGCTTACAACTATTTTTTAAATGGTGGTACTAGCTTATGGGTAACTAGAGTAGTTAGTGGTTCATTCACTACAGCATCTTGCTTCTCAGCTACCGGTAGTCAAGTAGCCGCAAACGTACAAGGAGTAGTTAATGGTGTACAATTTGGTTCAACCACAGCAGCAAATACTTCATCTTCATTTAAACTTATTCCTTTAAGTTATGGTGAAAACCAAAACAGTTCAGGTAGTACAGATGCAAGTGGTTCATTAGCTAATGGTACTCCTGATAATTTAAGATACGAAATTGTATCTCCTAATACAGCTTCTGGTACATTTACTTTATTAGTAAGAAGGGGTGATGATAATACAAATAATAAAATTGTATTAGAAACTTGGACTAACTTATCATTAGATCCAACCGCTCCAAACTACCTTGAAAAAATAATTGGTAACCAAATTTTCACACCAGAAACAGGTTCAACAAGTAAATTTGAATATGCTAGTATTTATGGTAACTATCCTAATAAGAGTAATTATATTACAATAGCTAGTGTTTCATCAAAAACTCCTTATTATTTTGATAATAATGGTAATGCTAAAGATCAATATACTGCTTCTATTCCTTTAGCCCAAGTAGGATTTTTTGGAAATGGAACAGGTAGTTTAGTGTATGGTGGAGCAGATAAGTATTACAATGACATAACTGATACTAATGTTCAAGGTTTATCTATTACTAACTATACTGGTGGTATTGATATAATGGCAAACCAAGATGAATACGCTTATAATGTAATTGCTGTTCCTGGTTTGACATATGGTAGTGGAAATGGTAAAAATGCATTAAATACATTAATAAACAACACTACAAACAGAGGAGATGCAATCGCTGTAATTGATATGGCATTATATAGTAGTAATGTTACAGCGGTAACAAGTACAGCAAACACAGTTGATACTTCATACGCTGCTACTTATTGGCCTTGGATTCAAACAGTTGATCCTATTACCGGTGAATTTACTTGGGTCCCAGCTTCAACTATGATTCCAGCAGTTTATGCTAATAACGATACAATAGCTGCTCCTTGGTTTGCACCCGCAGGTTTAAATCGTGGTGGAGTTATTAATGCTATTAGTGCTGAAAAGAAATTAACTAATAACGATAGAAATACACTTTACCAAAATAAAGTTAACCCAATCGCTACTTTCCCTGGTCAAGGTGTTGTAGTATATGGTCAAAAGACATTACAAACTAAAGCATCTGCTCTTGACCGAGTAAATGTTCGTCGTTTGTTAATTGCTTTAAAATCTAGAATTAGTGAAATTGCTAATACATTGGTATTCGAACAGAATACTATCGCAACTCGTACTCAATTCTTGAACCAAGTTAACCCATATTTGGAATCAGTTCAACAACAACAAGGTTTGTATGCTTATAAAGTAATCATGGATGATTCAAATAACACAGCAGACGTAATTGATAGAAACGAATTAATTGGTCAAATTTATCTCCAACCTACTAAGACTGCAGAATTCATTTACTTGGATTTCAATATCTTACCTACAGGAGCTACTTTTCCCGGATAATTTTTTAAAGACAGAATATTTATAATAAAATAGAATAAAATGGCAATCTTAAATCCAAACGAAATTTTTTTCACCGCCTTTGAACCCAAAACCCCTAATAGATTTATTCTATACATAGACGGTATTCCTTCATATTTGATTAAGGGGGTTAACGCTGTTACTTTAAGTCAACCTGAAATTGTATTAAACCATATTAACGTTTATCGTAAAGTTAAAGGTAGAACTACTTGGGGTGATATTCAGATGACATTATTTGATCCTATTACTCCTTCAGGAGCATTAGCAGTAATGGAATGGGTACGTATGCACCACGAATCAGTAACTGGCCGTGATGGTTATTCCGATATGTATAAAAAAGATTTAACAATTGATATCTTAGGTCCTGTTGGTGATATTGTTTCTGAATGGGTAATTAAAGGTGCCTTTATTAAAGAAGCTAACTTTGGTGATTATAACTGGGATACAGCAGACGCAGCAATTAACCTTACAATGACTGTAGGTATGGATTACTGTGTGTTAAACTTCTAATTAAAAAAGAAAATCATAAAAGAGCTCGCATTTTTTGCGAGCTTCTTTTTTTCTCATATATTTATATATGATAATAAAGTTATAAAAAATAAATTATGGAAAATAACGAAACTAAAGTTGTACAAGAAGAATCAAAATTTAAGTTTCCTTCTGAACAAGTAAAATTGCCTTCTAACGGATTATTATATCCTAAATCAAGTCCCCTTCATTCTGGAGTTGTTGAAATGAAGTATATGACAGCTAAAGAAGAAGACATTTTAACAAACCAAAATTACATTAAACAAGGTATTGTAATTGATAAATTACTTCAATCATTAATAGTTACTAAATGTGATTATGATGAATTATTAGTAGGTGATAAAAATGCTATTATGGTTGCTGCTCGTGTTTTAGGTTATGGTGCTGATTATAACTTTACCTACGAAGGTACAGAATATAATATTGACTTGAGTGAATTAGATAATATTGAATTAAAAGAAGAAACCCTTATATCCTCAGGTACTAATGCTTTTAGATATACTTTACCTAAATCAGGTAATGAAATTACCTTTAAATTATTAAATGGTAAAGATGAAAAAGCAATTGAAGGTGAAATTAAAGGAATTCAAAAAATTAATAAAAATGCTTCTCCTGATACTACAACACGTTTAAAACATATGATTTTATCTGTAAATGGAGATGAGGATAAAAAAACAATTCGTGATTTTGTAGATAATTACATGTTAGCTGCTGATTCTAGAGCATTAAGGGAATATATTAAATCTATTCAACCTGATGTTAATATGATATTTACTCATACTACTGAAGACGGCGTTGAGGAGGACGTTCGTATTCCTATTAATCTTAACTTTTTTTGGCCTGACATCTGAGTATAGATTTCATCTGTTTAAACAGATACATGAAATCTTGTTTTATGGAAAAGGCGGTTACGATTTTGAAGTCGTCTATAATATGCCTATTTGGTTAAGAAAATTTACTTTTAAACAAATATCCGATTATTACGAAGAAGTAAACAAACCAGAATCAAGTGGAGATTCTTCTACTGAAATTGATTTTAATAATCCTTTAGCAGCAGCTCAATCTTATCGTCAAAATGTAAGAAGGTAATAAAAGTTATAATTTTAAATATTTATAATATATAGCTTTATTTTATAATGGCAGACGAAAGACAATCCAAACAAGATCTTAAAATAGCAGAAACTCGAAATCGAATTGAGAAAGAGAATAATGATATTTTGGGTCAACAACAGAAAATTACTTCTGAGATTGTTGATAATTTAGCTGATGCTCTTAGAATAGAAAAACAAAAAAACGAAGTTGATAAAACTAGTCTTAAGTTAGCCAAAGACATTAACAACTTTCAACAAAGTATAGCTACTAGTTATGATGACATACGAAAAGTCCAACAGGATTTAAATAAAGCTTCTAAACTTCAAAACGATTTAGCTAAACAATTAGTTTCATTAACTTCTCAAGCTGCTGATGAAGGTATTGATTTAGCAAAAGCTGCTGAAGAATATAATAAACAAAAAGAAGAAGCAATTAAAAAAGAAAAATCAGCAATAGATGATTTATCTAAAAAAAGACAAGCTTATGAAGATTCTTTACAACAAAGTGATAAAAAGAAACAACAAAGAGCTAAAGAAGAGTATAATTTAGCTATAGATATAGTAGCTAATGCTAGAGAAAATATTCAAGCTGTTGAAGAGTCAAAAGACAAATATACTGCTCAATATGAAGCTATTCAAGCGGGTAAAGAAGCTTTAGCTGAATCTGTAACATATTTAAAAGAACAAGAACAAGTTCAAAAACGGTTAACTACAACAGTTGATAAAATTGAAAACGGTTTCGCTGCTATAGGACTTAAAGGTGCTACTAATGTTTTAGGTTTACAAAAATTTAATGAACAAGCTAAAAAATTCCGATACGAACTTTCCGATGGTGGTACAAAAAATATAAACTATGTAGGTAAGTTAGGTATAGCTTTTAAAGGATTGGGATCAGTAATTCAAACTGCTTTAGGTCCTTTAGCAATGATTGCTTTAGCTATTGCTGCTGTTAAAAAATTAGTAGATAATGTAAAAGAAGGATTTGAAGAGGGTAAAGAAGCAGCTAAAAAAATATCCGAAGAAAACGTTGGATTAGCTAGAAATTTAGGTTTAGCACAAGGTGCTGCTGCTAAATTAGCTGCTAATGTTAGAGGAATGGGTCCAACTCAAGCACAATCTGTAGCTTCTGCTGAAGCTTTATATGGTGCTATGGGTGGAACTGAAAAATTAAGCCAAAACACCCTTAAAACATTTATTCAATTAAACACATATGCTGGAATGTCAGCTGAAAATTTAGCGGAATTTCATACTTTTGCTAAATTATCTGGAAAAGACTCAGGTGTTGTTGTTAAAAATATGGCCGATACAGCATTAGCTGCTATTAAAAATAATAAGTTAGCAACTAGTCAAAAAGTATTATTAGGTGATGTAGCAAAAGTATCAGATGTAGTTAAATTAAGATATCAAGGTCAAGAAAAAGAATTAGTTAAAATTGTAGCTGATGCTAGAAAATATGGTTTAGAATTAGCAAAAGCCGAAGATATAGCTAATAGTTTATTAAATATTGAAGATAGCTTATCCGCAGAAATGGAAGCTGAACTTTTAACTGGTAAAGAATTAAATCTTGAAAAAGCAAGAGAAGCAGCTTTAAATGGTGATGTTGCTACTTTACAAGCTGAAATAGCTAAAAACGCAGGTTCTATTGAACAATTTAATAAAATGAATGTTATTCAACAAGAAGCTTATGCTAAAGCAGTTGGATTAAGTAGAACAGATTTAGCTAAAATGTTAAAAGACCAAAAAGCAAACTTAGCAGTTAATGGTAATTTAGTAGATGAACAACAAGATGGATTAGCAGCTATGCAATCTGGAATTACATTAGCTGAAAAAGAAGAAAATATTGAAAGAAGAAAACAAGAAGCTTCCATATCATATTTTAAAGCTTTATATCCTACTATTGAAAAAATTAGAGAAGCTGCTATAAAAGTTAAAGCAGTATTTGCTGAATGGTTTGGTAAAAAATTAGAAGCATTACTAAAAGATCCAGGAGTACAAAACTTTATAAATAAGTTACCTGAGAATGCTGAAAAAATGGCTAAACAAGTAACAGAAGCTTTAGATAAACTTATTCAATTTTTTAAAGATCATCCATTTTTAGCTACCGGTGGTTTGCTGTTTGGAGGACAAGCAGCTGGTGGTGCTATGAAATTATTAGGAGGAGCTGTAGGAAAAATAGGTGCTATGGCTGCTAAAAGTATAGGACAAAATACAGGTCTTATAAAAGAAGATATAGGTTCAAAAAGTAACCCTTCTTACACTATTGTTACTGAAAATTTAGCAGCAAAACAAGAAAATAAAGAGATTGAAGATCATCTTACTAAGCAAGTTAGTAAAATGGCTAAAAATAATGCCAAAGCAACACAAAAAGCTACTAAAGATAATGCTAATATGACTAAAAAAGCAGCAAAACAGATAGCTACAGCAAATAAAAAAGCAGCTAAAGATATGTCTAACGCTACTAAAAGAGCTTCAAGACAGCAATCACAAGCAATTAAAAAAGGAGCTAGTGATATGAAAAAAGCTACTAATAGTTTAAATAAAAACGTAAAAGCATTTGGTCCACAAACTAAAAAATTATTTGCTAGTTTAAAGAAACATATGAGTGGACTATTTAAAAATCTCCAATCAGCTGTTAAAAGAATAGGTTCAAAAGGAGGAGGAATGGGGGGTATGTTAGGTATGTTAGGTCCTATAGGGTTAGCAGCTAGTGTAGCATTACCCGCAATATCTGCTTTAGTATCTGGAGAAGGAGTAGGAGGTGCTTTAGAAGCTTTAGATCCAACAGGTTTAGTAGGTGCTGTTAGAAGTAGAGAAGATAATATTCCTGAAATGGCTGTGGGAGGTATTGTTAGAAAACGAACTAAAGCTGTAGTAGGTGAAGCAGGACCTGAAGCTGTAATTCCTTTAAAAGAATTTTACACTAAAATAGACGAATTAATTGCTGCCGTACAAAAAGGAGGTAGTGTGTATATGGATAGTAGAAAAGTAGGTGAAGCTTTAGTTGTAGGAGGATTTCAACTTTAATAATTTAATATTTATAATAAAATAAAACCATGGCTATTTTAAATTCAATCTCAACTTCAGCATTAGGATTAGGAGGTAAATCACCCCAAAAATACAATCAAGTATCTAAATTAGATAATCCTACAGCAGCTACTTCTCAATTAGATAAAGATGGCAAACAACCTGC